GCCCTGCACCGTTTTCGGTCGGAGGGCCGGGACCCTTGATCTTGGTCTCGAGGCGGGAAGTTGGCACGGACGGGCCGGGGTCGGGGGGTTGGAGGCATGATCCCCAAGCGTCTCCAGATCCAAAGCCTCGCCGCACATCCGCAGGCGGTGCGGGTCGATCGGGCGACAATGTGGGGCAATCCGTTCCGCGCCGATCGCCCGACCTCCGCCGCGATCGAGGCCGGGGCGCGGACAGCGGCTGAGGCGTTCGATCTCTGGCTGGGCGGGCATCCGGCGCTTGCCGACATCGAGCCTGAGCGGCGTGCTGCCATCCTGAAGAGCATAGGGCGCCTGCATGGGCGTGATCTCGCCTGCTGGTGCCCGCCTGGGGCGGACTGCCACGCTGACGTTCTCCTCCGACGGGCTGCCGCGGCTGAGCCGCAGCCTGGCGATGTCCACAATCGGCCGGACGGCGTGCCGCACGTGGCGCTCTCGGTGCGCCAGCCGTGGGCGTGGGCTCTGATCTACGGCGGCAAGGACGTCGAGAACCGGAGCGAGATAGCGATCCGTAGAGGCGGCATGCGCGCGCAGATCGGCAAGCGCATCGCAATCCATGCGGCCAAAGGGATGACGCGCGACGAGTACGAGAGAGCGCGCGTGTTCATGTTCGGCATTGGCGTGACCTGCCCAGCCGCTGCCGACCTCGAGCGGGGCGGCATCATCGGCTCGGCTTTTCTCGCCTCCGTCGTCTCCGAGCACACCTCGCCCTGGTTCTTCGGGCCGCGGGGGCTGTGCCTGATCTACCCCGAGCCGGTGCCGTTCATCGGCGCAACAGGCGAGCTCGGCATGTTCGCGTGGAGCCCAAACTACGCGAAACCGGAGCCGCCGGCGAAGTGGATGCAGCCGAGCGTCCGCGGCGCCGCGGCGTTGTCGATGGAGTTGCCGCTATGAGCACCCTCGAGCGCTTCCGCCAGTTCAGGCCGCCGGGTCCCGTCGCCGCGGCGTTCATGAACGACACGACCTCGATCGTGCGCACACTGCGCGGGCCGGTCGGCAGCGGCAAGACGGTGACCTGCATCTTCGACGCCCTGCGCAACGCGTCGATGATGCCGGTCTGCAAGGACGGTAAAATCCGGTTCAAGCTGTCCGTCATTGGCCAGACCTACGGGCAGCTCGAGCGAAACCTCTACTCGACCTGGAAGGACTGGCTGCCCGAGGACGGCGGCGAGTGGACCGAGGCGGAGTTCACGGGCGGCGGCGGCCGGTTCGCCACCCACAAGATCGAGTGGGACGTGCTGCGCAACGGCCGGCGGGTGACCGTCGACTTCCAGGCGATCTTCGCCGCCATCGGCGAGCTCGCGGTCGAGCAGTTCATGCGCGGCTTCGAGCCGACGGCCTTCTGGCTGTTCGAAATGGACCTTTTGCCGAAGGCGGTGCTCGACACGGCGTTGACGCGCCTCGGCCGCTATCCGCGCCGTGAGGACATCGCCGGCGATGTGCCGTACCGGGCTTATGTGATCGGCGACCTCAACGCGCCGGACATCGATAGCTGGTACTACAAGCTGTTCGAGGAGGAGCGCCCGCCAGGGTTCAAGCAGTACGTCCAGCCCTCCGGCCTCTCGCCGCGTGCCGAGAACCTGCGCAACTTGCAGCCCGGCTACTACGAGCGTCAGATCGCGATGCTCGGCCACAACAAGCACCTGGTAAAGCGCATGGTGCTGAACGAGTTCGCGCCTTCGCTCGATGGCGAGCCCGTCTACGCTGACGAATACTCTGACGATCTGCACTATGCGCGGGAGCCGCTCCAGGTGCTGCCCGACGTGCCGCTCGAGATCGGGCTCGACGCCGGCATTCAGCGGCCGGCGGGGGTCATCGGCCAGCAGAGCAGCAAGGGGCAGTTCCGCGTGTTGGCCGAGGTCGTGCCGGGTCGCTGCAACGCGCGGCGCTTCGCGGAAGCCGTCAAGCGCGTGGTGGCCGAGAGGGCGCCGGGCCGGCGGATCGAGATGGGCTGGGCTGATCCGGCGGGCTTCACGGGCGCGGATAGAGAGGCCGGCGATCTCGCCTGGGCCGAGACGGTGATGCTCGAGCTCGGCTGCCCGATCGAGCCGGCGCCGTCCAATGAGCTCGACCTGCGCCTCGGCGCGGTGAAAGACGAGCTCAGCTACATGATCGAGGCGGGCGTTCCGGCGCTCATCATCGATCCGAGCTGCAAGATGCTGCGCAAGGGCTTCGCCTCGCATTACCGCTACCGCCGAGAGCGGGTCGGGAACACCGAGCGCTCGAGCGACAAGCCCGAGAAGAACGACTGGTCTCACCCGCACGATGCCCTGCAGTACTGGCTGCTCGGCAAGAAGGGCCGCTATGGCGCCATCGTGGGCTCGCGCGCCAGAACCGCCGGCGGCGTGGCGGCGGCCGCGGGCGCGGGCGGCACGGTGATCATCCGCGATGGGGGCTTCTGATGCGGATCGAGCCGGCCGAGGCTGGGCATCTGCTGGCGATGATGGCCGAGCCGGAGCTGCGGTTAACACTGCCGCCCAGCCTCTATCGTCTCATCCTGGCGCAGGTGGGTCTCTCCGAGGCCTTCGCCTTCTTCGTCGACGGCCTGACGGCTCCGGTTGCGCTTGCCGGCATGGCGCCCATCGACGGGACGGGGGATCGCGATTGCTGGTTTCTCGTGTCACCGCTCGCGGGTCCCCACATGCGCCGCTTCGTCCGCCTGGCGCGTGCCGTGCTGGCCAGCCGGACGGGGTGCATTTGTTTCGTGCGTCCCGAGAACCGGCAGGGCCGGCGGCTTGCCGCCCTGTTGGGCTTCACGCCGGAGGACCATTTCGTTGGTCGGCATCAGCGGTGGAGGCGGTAGTGACCAAGGTGGTTAAGGGCATCAAGAGCCTGTTCAGCGGCGGCGACGACCAGCTCAAGGCCATTCGACAGGCACAGCGGGAGCAGCAGCGCCTGCTCGAGGAGGAGCGGCGCCGCACTGAGGCGATCGAGGCTGGCCAGCGCCGCCTGCGCACCGGCGGCCGCGGCCTCCTCGCCTACATCGAGGATCAATTGCGCGAAACGTTCGGGTGATGACCGTGGCCGAGAAGCCCGAGAGCAAGGAAGAGGCGAGCCGCGCCGAGGCGGCCGACATCAAAACGCACGCCAACGAGGCGTTCGAGGCCGCGAAGCGCTACCACCGCGAGCTCGACGACATCTACAAGTACTACATGCCCTTCCGGCTCTCGACATCCGAACAGATGCCGGAGCGCGGCGGGCCGAGCGAGGGGCAGTCGCGCACCGGCGATCTCTTCGACGGCACCGGGCTATCGGCGGCCTTCAACTTCGCCGGCACCATGCAGGCGGACTGGATGCCGCCGTTCGAGGACTTCTTCAAGCTCGAGCCGGGGCCGCTCTTCCCCGAGGGCGATGAGAGAAAGCAGCTTGCCGAGGAGCTCGAGAAGATCACGCGTCTGGTGCACGGCGTGCTGACGCGGGCGCGCGTGACGGCGCACGAGATGATGATCGACCTCTTCGCCGGCACAGGCGCCATGTATCAGGCATCGGGCGACGACGATGAGCTGGTGCGCTCCCGGGCGGTGCCGCCTTCCGAGCTGGCGCTCGAGGAGGGGCCGTGGGGAGACATCTGGCACATCTGGTGGCGGCGTAAGTACAAGCTCCGCGATCTCGAGGCGCTCTGGCCGAAAGGCAATTTTTCGAAGACCGTCGCGGATGCGATCAAGAACGACAGAGGCGCCGCGAAGCGTGGCACCACGCTCATCACCCAGTACACCTGCTACGATCCACGCGAAAAGCAGTGGAAGCTGCGCGTGTGGTCTGACCTCGACAACGACGACACGTTCATCTGGCAAGAGGACTTCCGCACCAGCCGCTGGGTCGTGCCGCGTTTCTTCAAGGTGCCCGGAGAGACGTTCGGGCGCGGGCTCGCGCACCTCGGCCTTCCGTTCGTGAAGACGGCGAATAAGACGCGCGAGCTTGCGCTGCGCGCCGCGGCCTTCGCGATCCTGGGCATCTGGATGCGCCGCAACGACGGCGTGTTCAATCCAGACACCGCGGTTTTTAAGCCCTTGGCGATGTGGACTGTCGCCTCGACCGGCGGGCCGCTCGGCCCCACCATCCAGCGCCTCCCCGTCCCGCAGGACTTCGACGTCTCCTCGATCGTCATGCAGGACGAGCGCGAGCAGATCCGCCGCGTGCTGCTCGACGACGAGCTGCCGTCCGAGCAGGACCCGGTGCGCTCGGCGACCGAGATCGCGGGCCGGCTTCGGCGCTACGCGCGCAACCGCGGCGGCACCGGCAGCCGCATCGCGCTCGAGCTCGTCACGCCCATCGTGCGCAATGCCGTCGACATCCTCGAAAAGCAGGGCAAGCTCGACACGAACCTCAAAATCGACCAGCTCCTCACCCAGGTGACCGTGACGGCGCCGGCGGCGGCCGCGCAACGGGCCGACAAGGTCGACCGGGCCGTGAGCTGGATCCAGATGATCGTCATGCTGTTCGGCCCGCAGGCGGCGCTGCTCGCCGCCAAGGTTGAAGAGCTGCTGCCGCAGCTCGGCCGCTGGCTCGGCGTCGACGAACGCCACATTCGCTCGAAGGCGGAGGCAGAGCAGCTTCGCGAACTCCTCCAGCAGCTGGTGGCCGCGCAAGCCAACGCGCAAGCCCAGCCCAAGCTGCCGCCGCCCGATCCCGCCCAGCAGATCGTCAACGGGGGTGCGATATGAGCGCTCCTGACGTGCTCGGCGATCTCTACCGCATGCTCGAGCTGGACGGCTGGGGTGACCTCGAAAACCTCGGGCCGCAGATCGCCCAGGTCAACAAGGCGCAGGCCGAGAAGCAGCGCGAGGAGGCGCTGCGCGAGGCGGCGATCGCCAAGGCGGCGCTCGATACGGACGCGGGCCGAAAGCTGCTCGAGCTCCTGGTGCGCAAGACGCTGTTCCGTCCGTCCTCGGAGGAGGAACGGGCGGCCATGACCGCTGAGGCCTACGCGATCCTGAAGGCCAGGCGCGAGGGCCAGAACTCGATCGTGTTCATGCTCCTGCAAATGCTCGCGATGGCGCGAGGGCAGGACAGCCAAAGGGGGTGAGCCATGAGACTGTTCCGTTTTCTGCCTTTCCCGTTGTTCAACGCAGACGGCGGCGCGGGTGCTGGCGGCGGTGGTCAGAGTGACGGCGCCGGCGCCGGGGGTGGCGGCCAGGATGACGGCGCCGGCAGCGGCGGCCTTGCCGGACATGCGCAGAAGATCCTGCAGCAGGATGGCGGCGACAACGGCGAGGGCAACAAGGGCGGCGACGGCGGCGGCGATGGCAACGGTGGCCAGGGCCAGCAAACGCCCGACGGGCAACCCTACTACCCGGAGGGATTGCCAGAGAACCTGCGCGGGGCCAACGACCGTGAAACAATCGAGAAGCTGGCCAAGGAGATCATGGGCCGGCCGCAGCCGCCGGCGAAGCCCGAGGATTACAAGATCGAGCTCCCCGAGGAGCTCGCCAAGAAGGTCGGCGATCTCGAGAACGACGAGGTGCTGAAGCTCTGGCGCGGCGTGGCCCACGAGCTGGGGCTGACGCAGCAGCAGTTTCAGGACGCTTTCGTGAAGCTGCATCAGAAGATGTCCGAGGCCGGGCTTCTCGAGGAGCCCGTCGACTACCAGGCCGAAATCGAGAAGCTCGCGCCGAAGGTCGGCGATCCGAAGGTGCGGCTGCAGCAGGCGGCGCAGCGGGTGAACAAGATCGCCAACGCCGTCAAGGCCTGGCAGACGCGCGGGATTATCGACAAGAACGACGCGGTGATCCTGAGCCTCATGTACGCCAACGCCGACAGCGTGAAGGCCTTCGAGAAGATCCTCGCCCTCATTCCTGGCGAGCACGGCATCCAGGGCGGTGGCCAGGGCGCCGGGGACGGCCTCACCGACCACGAGCGGGCAATGCGCTCCCTCTACCCCAGCATGTTCGCGTCGCGCTGAGGGCCGCGGTTAACAGCACTCCGGCCCTCCTATCCTGTCGCGGCACTGCGACAAGTCTGATCACGGAGCTTGGCCATGCCTGTCCTTCCGACCTCGAACCCGACCTTGGCGGATGTCGCCAAGCGCCTCGATCCCGACGGCAAGATTGCGATGATCGTCGAGATCTTGAACGAGACCAACGAAATCCTGCTCGACATGCCCTGGATCGAGGGCAACCTGCCCACCGGGCACCGCACGACGATCCGCACCGGCCTGCCGGAGCCGACCTGGCGCAAGCTCTACGAGGGCGTGCAGCCGACCAAGTCGACGACGGCGCAGGTCACCGACAATTGCGGCATGCTCGAGGCCTATGCCGAGACGGACAAGGCGCTCGCCGACCTCAACGGCAACACGGCGCAGTTCCGCTTTTCCGAGGAGCGGGCGCACATAGAGGGGATGTCGCAGGAGGTCGCCAAGACCATCTTCTACGGCAACGAAGGCACCCTGCCGGCAAGCTTCACCGGCCTCGCCCCGCGCTTCAATGAGCGCAACATCACCATCGCCGCCTCCGGCGAGAACATTTTGGATGGCGGCGGGTTGGGCTCCGACAACACCTCGGTCTGGCTCGTGGTGTGGGGTCAGCATTCCGTCCACGGCATCTACCCCAAGGCGCAGAAGGCCGGTCTCCACCATAAAGACATGGGCGAGGTGACGATCGAGAACGCTGACGGCAATGGCGGCCGCATGCAGGCCTATCGCTCCCATTATCGGTGGGATTGCGGGCTCACCGTGCGCGACTGGCGTTACGTCGTGCGCATCGCAAACATCTCCGTCGGCGCGCTGACCAAGGACGCGAGCTCCGGCGCCGATCTGGTCGACCTGATGACCGACGCCATGCACCGCGTGCCGTCCCTCAATGCCGGCCGGGCGGCGTTCTACGCCAACCGCACGATCATCAGCTTCCTCGACCGGCAGATGAAGAACGCGAAAAACGTCAATCTGACGGTCGAGCAGCTCGGCGGACGACGGACGCTGCTGTTCGGCGGCATCCCGGTGCGCCGCTGCGACCAGCTGCTCAACACGGAAGCCGTGGTGCCGCACAGCTGAGGCGCCGACCCGATCCCCTGATTTCTCGATTAAGGAGCCCTGCCATGATCATCGACAAGAGCCTCCAGGTGTCGGCCCTGCAGGCGTTGTCCGGCACATCCGGCATTCCGTCGAGCCACTTCATCGACCTCGGCGAAGCCCGGCGCCTCATCGGCCCTGGCGATCCACTCTGGTGGGTCATCGCGGCCCGCGTAGGGCTGGCCGGCACGAGCCCGACGTTGAAGATCGAGGTGGAGACCGACGACAGCGACGACTTCGGGTCTGCGGTGGCGCTCATCAGCAAGTCGCTCGCTGCCGCGGACTTCCCGACAGGGGCGCGCATCGTCATTCCGATGCCGCACACGAACAAGCGCTATCTGCGGCTTCTCTACACGCCGGGCGGCACGAACCCGACGGCGACGGTCGACGCCTTTCTGACCAACCAGGAACCGATGTCGTGGCTCGCTTACCCCGGTGCGCCCAATGCCGGTACGACCACGACGACCACGTCGACCTCGACCTCGTCGACCTCGGAAGAGTGACCTACCTGCGGCGCCGGAGCTGCCGGCGCCGAGCGGCAGGAGCGAGCGGATGCGCCTCACCATCGGCATGGCCACATACGACGATTACGACGGGGTCTATTTCACCGTGCAGGCCCTGCGGCTCTACCACGCGCCGGCGCGCGAGGCGGAGTTCATCATCGTCGACAATCACCCCGACGGGCCGGCCCGGGAGGCGCTCGAGTTGCTCGCGTCACGCGTGCCCAACTGCCGCTACGTGGCCGCTGGCGAGCGGCCGGGAAGCAGCGTCAAGGGGCGCATCTTCGAGGAAGCCAGCGGCGATCTCGTGCTCGTCATGGATTGCCACGTGCTGCTGGTGCCGGGCGCGCTCGAGCGCCTCGTCGAGTATTGGGAAGCGGAGCCAAACTCGCGCGACCTGCTGCAGGGACCGCTGCTGCGCGATGAGCTCAATGCGATCTCGACGCATTGGGAGCCTCAGTGGCGCGGCGGCATGTTCGGCACCTGGGCCACGGATCCGCGGGGGCTCGACCCTGACGCCGAGCCGTTCGAGATCCCGATGCAGGGCCTTGCGGTGTTCGCCATGAGCCGGACGGCATGGCCGGGCTTCAACCCGCGCTGGCACGGCTTTGGCGGCGAGGAAGGCTACCTGCACGAGAAGGTGCGCCAGCGCGGCGGCCGCGTGCTGTGCCTGCCCTTCCTGCGCTGGGTGCACCGGTTCCAGCGTCCGCACGGCGTGCCGTACCCGAACACCTGGGACGACCGGGTGCGGAACTACATGCTCGGCTGGTCTGAGCTTGGCTTGGCCGTAGAACCGATCGAGACGCACTTCCGTGACTACCTCAAGGACATCATCGGGCCGGGGCTCACCGAGTGGATCATCGCGCAGGCGCGGGCGGAGATCGAACCCGCCGCCGCAGCAGCATGAGGTGAAGAGGATGGCGAAGATGCCGGACAAGGTGCGGTACCAGGTGCTCGGGAAGGTGTTCGTCAACGGCAGCCTGATCGACCCCAAGGGGCGCAAGGATGTGTACGTCTACGCGCCTCCAGGGCTCGAGGGCAAAGCGCTCAAGCTCGCACCGGAAAAGGCCGAGAAGAAACCATCTGCGGGCGACGCCGACAAGACGGAAGGCAACAAGCCCGCCGGCGAGGGCGGCGGGGGTGAAGCATAGGGCCGGACACGCCGGCCAGCATATCCGCCGAGCTTTTTCCCCCTTGAGCCAGCGGCGGAGAGCGGCGCCGGTGACCCCGCCTAGCCCCGGCACCGGCGCCGCAACAACTACGAGAGCCCGAAGAGATGACCACACGCATTCAACTCATCGACCGGGCGCTGGTCAGGATCGGCGCCGATCCTTTGGGGAACGAAAGCGCGCCGGGGGCCGAGACGCAGATCGCCACCTATCAGGATGTGGTCGAGGACCTCCTCACCAGGCACCCCTGGCACTTCAACACGCAAGTTCGCCAGCTCAACCGGCTGCAGACCCAGCCCGATCAGCACTGGGCCTATGCCTACGAGCTTCCGGCGGAAATGCTCGGCTCTCCACGCGCCGTCTACAACCGGCCCGACTGGGCACGCCCGTTCACGGACTACGAGCTGTTCGAGGACCGGCAGATCAGGACCAATGCCGAGGCCATCTGGCTAAAGTTCCAGAAGGCGACGCCGCCCGTCTACTGGCCCGGCTATTTCCGATCGCTCGTCGTCCTGGTGCTGATGGCCGAATTTGCGCTTGCCGTGCGCGAGGATCGGGTGCTGCGCAGCACGCTGCTCGAGGAGGCCTTCGGTCCGCCGCAGATGCAGGGCCACGGCGGCAAGCTCGCCGAGGCGCGCGCGCTCAACGACATGGCCTCGCCCTCGCCGGTGCTTTCCGAGGGTGAGAACCCGCTGATCGACGTGAGGTGGTGATGGCTGAGCTCGCGATCGGTCTGTTCTCGGCATTGGGCGGCGGTGCTACTGCCGCGGGCGCGGCGTCTGCAGCCACGTGGGCGACGACGGTGACGACGGCCGCCGGCGTCACATCGACCGTGGCGACCGGCGCCTCGACCGCCTTGTCCGTGCTGCAGGGAATAGCCACGGCGGGCTCGATCCTTTCCACCCTCGCCGGCGGAATGGCCGCGTTCTCTGAGGTGCAGACCAATGCGGCTCTGTCGCGCATCCAGGCCGATCAGGAGATCCTCGCAAGCGAGGAGGCGGCGCTCAGGGTGAAGCGCGATCTCGTCAAGAAGATCGGCGCGGCGCGCGTCGCCTTTGCTGCCTCGGGTCTCGACATATCGTCGAGCCTCGAGGTCGAGCGCGATCTCGAGCGCCAGGCCGAGTTCGAGACGGCCATAGAGCGCCAGAACGCGCGCATCCGCCGGGCGCAGGCACTGGCGCGGGCGCGTCAGTTCCAGACCAGCGGCGGCATGGAGTTCTTCGCCTCCGGCGCCAAGGCGCTCACCACCGGAGCGAGCTTCGGCATCGACATCGCGCGGCGGGGGTGACGTGAGCCATGGCACGCACGGCTGATCTCATCAATGCGCTGACGAAAGGCGTGCTGGATCCGGCGCTGTCCGAGCGCATCGACCTCAAGCACTACTACGACAGCCTCGCCGAGGCCGAAAACCTCGAAAGCCGGCCTCAGGGCGGCGTGAAGCGCCGGGCCGGCTGGTGTTTGCTGTCCGATCCCGATGTTCTCGCGGCTGGCTGCAAGCGGCGTCTCCGGCGCCGCATCGAGCCCATCCACGTCACGTCGGACATGATCACCGCCCACAACGGCGGCACGGCGGCGAACCTGGTCGATCAGGACCCCACGACCGTGTTCACGACGGATCAGGTGAGCGGCTCGCCCTTTGTGGTGCTCGAGGTCGATCTGGGTGCACCGCGGGAGGTGGTGTTCTTCGACGTGATCGGCTTTTACGCCGGCACGGCCGGCAAGGACGATGTGCTCGCCGTCGAATACTGGGACGGGTCGGCCTGGATCGAGATGCAGGGCGCGATCGAGCCGGAGCTCGGTACGCGGCGCAATATCCGAACGACAGGGTACACCGAGCGCAACCCGGTGGATCTGGCCACCACGGATAACGTGGAGCTGTCTGGCGAGCAGACGATCGACGGGGTGCTGACGAGCAACAGTCGCGTCCTTGTGAAAAACCAGGACAACCCAACTCAGAACGGCATCTATAACACGTCGAGCAGCAACTGGTCGCGCGCAACGGATGCCGACAGCGCGGCTGAGATCTACAAGTCGACCGTTGTCGTCACGGGTGGCGCCACGAACGCCGGCACGCGCTGGGTGAACACCAGCCCGCCGCCGCGAGGGTCGTTCAGCAACTACGTCAAGACCTACGCCCGCGTGGACTTTCTGCTCGGACGGACGCGCCGTTTTGGCGAATGGCCCGGCGGGCCGGCCGGGCAGCCCGTGTCAGCGCAAAACTGGCGCGTGGTGGTGAAGGACGCGGCTGGCATCGGAACCGTCAACGTGACCGGCATCCGGCTGTGGGCGGAGAAGCGCCAGCTGTCGCCAGTCAAAATCTTCTCGCTCGGCCGCTCGAGCGAGAAGGTCTTCGAACTCGTGCTCACCGATCGCAACATCGACGTGTTCCGCGGTCAGCGCTACCTCGCCTCGATCCCGGTGCCTATTGCATCTCACCAGATCGCCGAGGTCAACGCCGCTGGCTCGCTCGACACCGTGCTCCTGTTCCATGAGGACGTGCCAACGGTGCGTATCGTGCGCCAAGGGGCCGATGACGAGTGGCATGTCGAGACGGCGCCGTTCGGCAACGTGCCGTCGCTCAACGCAGGCACCGCCTTCTCGGGCGACGAGGACGAGGTGAAGGAGCTCGCCATTCCCGGCCTCGAGACGGGAGACAGCTACGTGCTCTGGCTCGGCGATCTCGTCACGGCGCCGCTCACCTACACGGGCACTGGATCGTTCGCGTCGGACGTCGCCTCGGCGCTCGATGCCTTGCCGGGCGTCGACGGGTCCGGCCTCGCTGTCAGCCTTGTCGCCGGCAGCGCACCCGCAGTGCGCGTGCAGTTCTCCGGCGCCAATGGCGCCCGCGCCTGGCCGGCGCTGACGGCCCAGGTGCTGGGGCGGGACGACGTCGAGCCCCAGCCTCGCACCGTGCAACGCGGTCTCGACGCCGACGGGCCGCTCTTCGGAGCCAGGACTGGCTGGCCGAGGTGCGGCGGCTTCGTGCAGTCACGGCTGCTGGTAGGCGGCTTCCGGGCGGCGCCGCAGACCTGGGGGGTCACTAGGGTCGCGGACTATTACGATTTCATTTCGACCGGCTCTCCGCTGACCGCGGATCTCGGCTTCTTTCGCACATTGGACACGGACACGATCGAGACCATCCTCGACGTGTTCGTCGGCACCCATCTGCAGCTGCTGACGGACAGCAGCGCCTGGTACATCGAGGCGCGCACGCTCGATGCCACGCAGCCTCAGAATGCGGTGCGCGCGGTCGGCTACGGCATCGAAGCGGCCGTGCCGATGGCGCTCGTGGATGACGGCACGCTCTACATCCAGAAGGGCGGCCGCGTGCTGCGCGATCTCAGGATCGGCATCACCGACACCGATGGCCGCGTGATCTACCAGGCCGAACCACTGTCGCTCCTCGCTCCGCACCTGCTGACGGGCGTGGTCGACATGGCGCACCGGCCACCACTGTCGACGTCCGAAGGCAACCTGATTTTCATGGTGCAGGAGGACGGCAGCCTGGTGCTTCTGGTGCTGCTCCGCAGCCAGGAGGTGATCGCCTTCCAGCCGCACCGCACCGACGGCAAGTTCCGGGCGATCGTGGCGACGCCGGACTTCCGCGTGGTTGCGGCCGTCGAGCGCGAAAGCGCCGACGGCGCCGATCTCTACCTCGAGACGCGCGACGAGGAAGGTCTCCTCGACGCGGCGACCCACTACAGCTTCAGCAGCCCTCAAACCGTCATCCCGAACCTCGACCATCTCGAAGGCAAGGCCGTGTGGGCCTATGCGGACGACGAGCTGCTCGGTCCGTACACGGTCGAAAACGGCAGCATCACCATCGAGCAGGCGAGCTTGAACGTGACGGTCGGGCTCGGCCCGCGTGTCGAGGGTGCCCTGCAGAAGCTGCGCGAGAAGCTCACGAACAGCCGCCCCTTCCGGCCGCCGGCGCGCATCTACGAGCTGGAGCTGAGCCTCGCTGATACGGGGCACCTCGAGATCTCCGTCAACGGCGGCGCTTTCCGCGAGGTGCCGCTGACCTTCATGGACGGCGGCGTCGTGGATGCTGACCAGCTTGCCAAGAGCGAGACGGGCTACAGCCCCGATCTGCCGCTGATGCAGCGGCTCGTGACGGGCGACGTCAAGCTGCAGAACCTGCGCGGCTGGTCGCGGCATCCGCGCATCCGCTTCCGGCAGAGCGTGCCGGCGCCGCTCGAGATCAAAGCGATCAGGTACGAGGTCGCGCACAATGGCTGACAATCGCATGAGAGGCCTGTTGCGCGTGGCGAATGAGATCGAGGCGCGGTCGCGCGTCGAGACGGACATCCGCCCGCTGCCCTCTTCCGGCGCCGACCGCGCACTTCATTCCGTCGCCTCGGACCTCGCAGGTCTCGGTGCCAAGATCGGCGCGCTCGCGGATCATGCGGCGGCGGTCGAGGGCGAGCGCGCCGGCCGCCTTGCCGGCCTCGATCCTGAGTTCCGGCCGACGCGGGCGCTTACGATCCGCGGCGAGGCCTATGATCGCGCCGGCCTGCAGGTGGCCGAGACGCGGCTGAGGCAGGAAATCGAAGCGGATTTTGCCGCCGCGTATCAGAAGCTGCAGGGTGATCCCGACGAGCTCGCCCGGGTGCTCGACGGCAAGGCCCGCACCTGGCTCGCGAATGCGCCCGAGGAGCTGAGGCCAGGCTTACAGCTCCTGATGCAGGGCAAGCGCCTCGCCTACATGCGGGAGATCGCGCGGCAGCAGGCCGCCCGCATCGCCGCCGAGCAGCGTGCGGCGCTGGACACCGAGCTCGGCGAAGGCATCAAGGCTATCCACCAACGGGCTTACGCCCTCGGCCTCGATGAAGAGGCCGATGCGGTGCTGGCCAATGACCTCGCCCAGCTCGCCCGCGCGCTCGAGCGGACGGACGTGACCGGCAAGCGTCTCGTTTCCCCGGAGGCAGCGGCCAAGGCGATGGCGACAGCGCGCGAGCAGATCGCGACGGCGCGGCTCCTGGGCGCTTTCGAGCGTCTGCCCTCACTCGAGGCCAAGGAGCGTTTTATCGCGCAGCTCGATGAGGACTTCGCGGCGAGCCGCGGGCTCGCCAAGGAGTTCGATCTCGGCGGCTTCCGGGCCCTGCGTGGCACGCTCGAGGGACGGCTCAGGGCGGATCGGGCCGAGGCCTCCGTCGCGACCAGGGCCTTGCGCGAGGAGGTCAAGAGCGTCGCGCGCGTGCTCGAGAAGGGCTACGCCGTGCCGCCGGACCAGCTCGCCGGCCTCAAGGCGCGCGTGGAGGAGGCGGCCGACAGGGCGCCGGAGCTTGCCGCCGAGCTCGCCCAGGCTGAGGATCTCTGGCAGCTGCAAGCTGAGCTCCGGCAGCGGAGGCCTGACGAGATCGACACGATCGCGCGCGCCATGCGCGCCGAGGCCGCGAAAAGCGGCGCCAGCGAGCACCTGGTGGCGCGGATCGAGCTTGCCGACAAGCTGGCCGAGGAGGCGCGCAAGGAGCTGAAAGCCGATCCGCTCGGCTGGGCCGAGCGCGTCGGCCTCATCACCGTGGCTCCTCTCGACTTCTCGAGCGAGGAAACGACGGCCGCCACGCTCAAGGCGCGGGTGGCGCAGGCCGAGGAGGTCGCCGCGCACTACGGCGAGGCCGCGCAGTACCTGCGCCCAGACGAGGCCCGGCTGCTCGGCAATCTGATGGCCGAGGGCGGCGCGCAGACGCTGATGCTCGCTGGCGCCGTGGCGAGCGCGGTGCCGGAGCACGCCGAGGCCATCATGGCCGAGCTAGGCAAGAATGCGCCGGCGGTTGCGATGCTGGGCGGCCTGGTGGCCTCGGCCGGCCCGACGGACCTTGCGCGCGACGCCGCGGACGGCCTGGCGCTGAAGCGCACGGAGGGCTTCACGGCCCTGACGCCGACGGGCCGACGGATTGCTCAAGCCCGGGCGGACGCCATTGGCGAAGCGCTCACCGCCTTGCCGCGCACCGAGGCGGCGGCGATCGCGATTGCCAACGCCGCCTATGAGATCCGCGCGCGCCGGCAAGGGCTCACCGACTTCGACGCCGACCTGTGGGGCCGCGGCCTGCGCGAGGCGCTCGGCGAGCACGAGGTGGCCGGCGAGACCTACGGCGGCATCTACTACCAGGACCGCAGCTGGTTCGGGTTCGGCACGGGCGCGCCCGTCGTGGTGCCGCCGGACGTGAAGCGCGACCGTTTCGGCGAGCTCATCGACACCATCAAGCCCGAGGACCTGATCGACCCGTTCGGCGCCGTGCCGTCCGCCGGCGATGGCACGCCGCTCAGCATGGCGACGCTGCGCCGGGCGCGGCTGGTGACCGTCGGTCCGGCCCGATACTGGCTCGCCCTCGGTGATCTCGAGGACGATCCGCAGTTCGTGATGAAGGGCAGCCAGCCTTTCGTGCTCGATCTCAACGCACTCCGTGACACGCTGCGCCGGCGCCGGCCGGATCTCTACCTCGGGGGGGATTGATGCTTGCCGAGAAGCCCAGCATCGGAGTGTTCACGGCGGCGCGCCCGGAGCCGACCGCCTCGCTCGCCGACGTGTTCGACGCGGCGGTCGAGAGCGGCCGCTATGTCGACAACGTCAACGCGGCCTGGCGCGGCACCGAGGAGGCCTACGACCGCCGCATCGACGCAATCAAGCGCGCCATTGGGATCGAGCTCGAGAACCCCTACCGCTCGGCCGTAGGCTCCTCCGCCGGCGAGTTCGAGCTCCCCGTGGTCGATCCGTTCGAGCACTTCGACAGCGAGCTGAAACGGCTGGCCGAGCAGTTCCCGCAGCATATCGAGACGATCCAGCCGGACCGCTCGCCGCGCGAGGACGCGCGCGAGAAGGCTCGCCAGGTCGATGCGCGGTTTCAGGACGTCTATGCTCGCGCACCGGCTGGCTGGAGATGGTGGGCTGCTTTCGCCGGCGGCTTCCGCGCGAGCTTCGAGGACCCGTTCAACGTCGCGACGCTGTTCCTCGGGCCGATGGGACGTGTCGGCGTCGGTGCGGCGCAGGTCGTGTGGATGGGCGTCAAACAGGCGGTCGCGAACGCCGGGGTCGAGGCTGTCGCGCAGCCATTTGTGCAGCGCTGGCGGGCCGAGGCGGGTCTCGATCACGGCTTCAGCGAGGCGGCCTGGAATGTCGCCGTTGCCACCGCCTTCGGCTTTGGCGTCGACGTCGGCGTGCGCGGCACTTTCCGCGGCGTGCAGCGCTTTCGCGGCCGGGTGCCGGAGCTCGACGCGGAAGGCAACGTTGTGCGCTGGCGGCGGCCCGACGAGGCGCTGGACGACGCAGCGCGGCGCATGGGCAAGAGCTCGACGGTGCGCAAGGCGGCCGAAGGCGACCTCAAGGCGCTCGAGCGGCTGGCGCGCGAGACGGGCGCCGCTGATGATCCGGCCGTGCGCGGCGCTACCCAAGCGGCCGAGATCGAGGCCGAGATCGCCCGGCCGACGCCCCCGCTAACCGACCGGGGCGACGGCCTTGCGGCGCTGGCCCAGGCGCTCCGTGCCGCGGAGGACCCCATCGAGCCGCCGCCGATGCGGCCGGACCCGGTGCCCGAGGCGACGGCCCGGTCGCTCGCGGACGATGCGCCGGCACCGCCAGCCCGCTTCCGCATGGACGGCAAGCCGGTGACGTTTCGCGAGGTGCGCGCCGGCGAGCTCGTCACCGACGCGGCAACCTTCCAGTTCAAGGCCGGCGGGGATGCCGAAGGCGCGACCGGCCGGCTCGCCGGCGTGCGCCAGTGGGATCCGCTGGCGGCCGGCCGCATCATCGTGTTCGAGCGCGCAGACGGCACGCTCGTGATCGCCGACGGGCATCAAAGGCTCTCGCTCGCCCGCCGCCTCGAGGCGGAAGGTCACGAGCCGATCACGATGCAGGCTGTGGTGTTCCGCGAGGCGGATGGCTGGACACCATCGGATGTCAGGGCGCTTGCTGCGAAGAAGAACCTGCAGGAAGGCTCAGGCACCGTGATCGACGCGGCGCGCGTCATTCGCGAGAGGCCGGGCATTCTCGACAGCTCCGTGCCGCTCGGCACCGAGGCCATGCGCCAGGCGCGGGCGCTGGCAAAGCTCTCCGACGAGGCGCTCGCCGCCGTCATCAATGGCGAGATCGCCCCGAACCATGCGGCGGTGGTGGGCGAGCTCGTGCGGGACCGCACCCAGCATGCGGCGCTCATCCGGCAGCTGATCGAAGCGGAGCCGAAGAACGTGCGCGAGGCGCGGCACATGGTGGCCGACCTCATGCAGATCGGCGCCCGCGCGGAGGCGCAGCGCACCATCCTCGGCGCCGACCGGCGGGCACTGGTGGCCGAGCGCGCGCGTGTGCTCGACCGCGCGATCCGGCTGTTCCGCGAGGATGCCCGCATCTTCGCGGTGCTGAGCCGCGAGGCGCGGCGCATCGAGGCCGCCGGCAACCGCCTCGCCATCGAGACCAATGCGGACAGGGCGCTGACGGGCGAGGCGGTGGTGGCGCTGATGGAGGACCTGGCCGTGCGCGGCGGGCCCGTGTCGGATCTTCTTGACGAGGCGGCGCGCGCCGTCGAAGCCGGGACGAAGGTCAAGGCCGCGGCGCAGGACTTCGTCGATGCCGTGCGCGAGATCGTCGAGCGGGATGGGCTCGCCGGGCTCATGCCGCGCGAGGAGCCGCTGAGGGGCGCCCGTGGCATCGACGTACCCGGCGGACCGGAGGCGCAGGCCCAGGTGGCCGCGCTCGAGCGCGAGCTCGAGGCCCGCATCAACCGGGCGCTCGAGGTGGCGGCCGAGCGGGCCATCGACAAATGGGCCGCCTGGTCGCGTGCCAACGGGCGGCCACTACCCGAGCTCAACCCGCTGGCCCGCGCCGAGGCTGTGCGGCTTATCCGCGGCGGCACGGCTGTTGCCGATGCCGTCGATCGCGCGATCGTCGAGGCGGCTGCCGCGGCGCGCGAGGCCGAGACGCCGCGGCCCCCTGTCGATCCGCTCGCGGAGCTCACCGATGAGGAGCGCGAAAGCGTCATCGACACCTGGCGTTTCGTGCAGGAGATGCGGCGCCGCAAGCGACCGGAGCGGCTGGTCGACTTCCTGCGGAGCCGCGGAGGCCTCAAGGACGAAGGCGGCGACGTGCGCCACATCCTCGGCCGCGCGAAGGACCGGCCAGGCCTCATCAACAACCGGCGGGGGATGGAGCTCGACGATGCGGCGCGCCTCGCTCACGAGCACGGCTTCCTTCCCGGCGTCGAGCGGCCCACGATCAACGATCTGTTATCGGCCATTGATGAGGATCTTCGTGGTACAATGGTCGTGCGCCAGGCCGATCGGGAGCTCCTCGACGACTTCCTGATCGCTGAGCAGATGGAGGCGGACCTTGGCAGGCTCGGGCTCGACGACGCAAAGACCGAAGAAGACCTCCGGCAGCGGCTCCGAGACGCCGCGGCAGAAGGCCGAGAAGGGCTGGGCGGTGATCAAGCGCGTGCTGGCCGCCCGGAAGACCAAGCTTCACTAGACGAGCCGCCATTCGCCGTCGGGGACATCGAGACCCGCGGCGAATGGGATCTGGCGCTTGCGCAGGGGCGCCCGGCTCAGGTAGCCGCCGAGGTGGTCGAAGCCACACGGGCGGCACTCGGTGCCGTCCGCGACCAGGTGCCCGAAGGCTGGCGCGTCGGCGTGCTGCAGGCGGCAGAGCCGTTGCCGAGTGGGCGCAGCCGTTTCATCTTCGCCGATCTGGACGGCAAGCGTTTCAGCCTCAATGCCAATTGGGCGCAGTTCCGCGGCAAGCGCGCCGCGGTGTTCAACGCCGGCCGGGCGATCCTAATTTTTCAGCTTGGCTGGCCGCGCCGGCGGCCGCTCAGGGATGACCTGGACAGGCCCATCCTCGACGAACTCCCCGAGGTCCTCGACATCGGTGCCGCCGAGCTTGTCGGCCGGCTTCTTCACGAGCTCGGGCATATTCGGATCGACGCGACGCTGCGCAGTGCTCTTTCTCGCCATGCTGAGGCCCTCCGTATCCTCGACCTCGAGTGGAACGATTTCGCGTCTCTGATCGGCCGAGACGATCTCGTGGTCGACGGCTATCGCCGCACGCTGCGCGAGATCTACGCCGAGCAGTATAGCACACGCCCGAACCGCGATGACCTGATGGCCGAGGAGGCCATCATGCACATGGTGGAGCTGATCCACCATGGGGCCATCTCGCCTCGGCTCGTGGCGCCGATCCAGCCGCTGCTGGAGGAGCTATTTAGTGCGGACGGCGGCGAGTTCATCGGGCGACGGATGGCCGCAAGCGAGACCGCTCCGGCCTTTGCCTTTCATAACTTCCACGGCAGTCCGCGCGATCGCTTCGCCATGGCCGGCCCGTTGGCGCGGAACGCCGACCTGGCGCGGCTCGAGGCGGCGCAGGTCATGGAGAACGCTGGCCGCACCGCTTTCGAGATTTGGCAGGCGACGGGCTGGTTCCGCGGCGCCGATGGCCTCTGGCGCTTCGAGATCCCCGACCGCGATGCGCGCCTCAAGATGCGCGCCGAGAAGGTCGCCAAGGGGCAGTTCGCCACCAAGGTCATCGAGGGGCGCGCCGACGAGATCCTCGACCATCCGCTTTTGTGGGAAGCCTACCCGGAGCTTCGGCGTGTGCGTGTGACCCTGATGCACGACCGCCGCCTCGGCCGGCGCGGCGCCACGATGGAGCGGCCGCGCGAGATCCACGTGCGGGCGCCGAGCGCCAAGCAGGCGCGGCTCACCCTGCTGCACGAGCTGCAGCATCTCATCCAGAGACGCGAGAATTTCGCCCGCGGCGGCTCGCCTGGGTACATGGCGCTTTGGGTGCGCAAGGCGATTGAAGACCTCGACCGGGAAGCCGCGGCGATTACCGAGCAGCTCGAGGCCCTCGAGGCGACCATCGCGCCGTTCGACCCGGCGAGCGCGGTCCACTGGCGGGCCTCGCTCCTCGAGCAGCTCGGCACCCTGCTTTACGAGCGAGACCAGCTCGAGCGGACGCGTGGAAAGATCCTCTACCTCAAGCTCGCCGGCGAAGTGGAGGCGCGCAACGTCGAGCGCCGCTCGCGGATGCGGCGCGAGGAGCGGCTGGCGGCAAGCCCGGAGATGACCGAGGACGTGCCGCGGGCCGAGCAGATCATCCGCAAGGACGTCAAGGGGCCGCAGCTCGCCGAGGACTGGGAAGAGGCGCTGTGGGAGGAGCTCACCCGCCGCACGCACGCGCTCGAGCAGGCCCGTGAGCGGGCCGAACAGCGGCCGGTGGTGCAGCGCAGGGCGCGGTCTGAGGTCGAGATCGAGGCCGACCGCTTGGCGCAAGCCTTCCGCGACTTCGAGGAGAAGCTCGCCGGCGAGGGATTGTCGGCAGCCGAGATCGCCGCGGCGATGACGCGGCACTTCGGCGTCGAGGTGGACGCGGACGCGGTGGCGCGCCGCATGGTCTGGTGGCGGATCGACGAGGTGCTCAAGGCTGACCGCCGCGCCGGCCGCATACCGGAACGGCCGGCGACGCCGCCGCCGCGCAAGAGCGTCGGCTTCGGCCTCTCCAAGGAGGAGAGGGCAATGGCAAGAGACATGGTCCGGGCGGGGCAATCGGTAATCGAGATCGCGCGTGCGTTGACGGAGAAGCGCGGCAGCTACGTGAGCGTGGCGGCCGTGTCGCAGACGGTCGGGCCGGAGGGGATCGACAGGGCGCTGGCGCCGACGGAGCACGCCGTCGCCGCGCCCGACCTGGCCGGGCTCACCGCGCGCGAGGTGGCCGAGCGGCTGTCGGAGCGCCTCGGCCGGCCTGTGACGCCGCGGGCGGTCTACCGGGCGCGCGACCGGGCGAAACAGAAAGGCATCAAGCTGCCGCCGCTGAGTGACCCGCGCGGGCCGCGGCAGCCGCACGGCCGCCGGCCGACCTGGCTCAACGAAGGCAAGTTCGAGTGGACGCCCGAGGCCCTCGCCATGCTGACGCGGGAGGACCTCGCCGGCATGACGGCGGCGGAGCTCGCCGACCTTTTGAGCCAGACCTTCGGCGGCCGGCTGACGGCCAACGCTGTGCGTCTGAGGCGCTCCAAGCTCGCCCGCGAGCTCGAGGAGGCTGACCGGGCGACGGAGCTCAAGGATACGGTGGAGGCCTGCAAGCTATGAGCCTGCGCGACTGCATCCGCTCGGCCCAAGCCCAGGGCCACATCACGCTCGAGGAGGCGATGGAGCTGGAGCGGCGCTACGACCAGCTCGTGCGCCACCTGAGCTCGCGCGGGCTGGCGCGCGAGCAGCTCATCGAGGAGCTCGAGGCCGAGGCCTTCGAGCGGCGCCGGCGGGCGCTGCTCACCGAGACCCGGCGGACCGAGCTCGAGGAGGCGATCGCCCAGCACCGCGACGCGCGCGGCAACCCAGATCCCGCCAACGCCTTCCGCTATCTGCACGAGCACCAGGGCCAGGCCCGCTTCGAGGATATCGAGCACAAGCGGCTCGCCATCATCGCCCAGGCGCACGCCGACATGGAGGAGCTGCTCTTCGAGTTCCGCAAGGGCAAGCTCGCCGGCGACAAGCGGCGCCAGGCGGGCTCCTGGTTCGCCTCCACGCGCACGGTCACACGCCTCGAGAACGTCGTGCGCGAGCTCTTCGGCCGCGACAGCGGCGATCCGCGCGCGAAGCACCTGGCGGCGAGCTGGAGCAAGGTGGCCGAGGATCTGCGCCAGCGCTTCAACGCCGCCGGCGGGGCCATCGGCAAGCTCAAGGACTGGGGGCTGCCGCAGAGCCACGACCCGGAAGCGCTGATGCGGGCGGGCTTCGATGCCTGGCGCGCCTTCATCGAGCCGCGGCTCGACAAGTCGCGCATGGTGCACCCGGTGACCGGGCGCCAGCTCACCGACGACGAGCTCGCCGACAGCCTGCGCGTCGTCTACGACCGGATCACCACGGACGGCTGGATCGACCGCGAGCCCTCGGGCGTGCCGGTGGGCCGCGGCGCGCTGTTCCGGCAGCACGCCGACCATCGCTTCCTGCACTTCAAGGACCCGGACGCCTGGCTGGAGTATGCCCGCACCTTCGGCGAGGGCGACCCGTTCGCCGCCATGATGGGCCACATCAACGTCATGGCGCGGGACATCGCCGCCATGGAGATCCTCGGGCCGAACCCCGAGAGCATGCGCACCTACCTGAAGCAGCTGGTGCTGCAGCAGACGCGGAACGATCCCACGGCGCAGGTCATTCTGTTCCGCGCCGACGAGATGTGGGCGCACATGCGCGGGGCCGCGAACACGCCCGTCAGCGCCCGCTGGGCCAACGTGCTCGCCGGCACGCGCAACTTCATCACCGCCTCACGGCTCGGCAAGGCGGCGATCACCTCGCTGTCCGACCTCGGCACCCAGGCCATCACGCGGCGCTTCAACGGCTTGAGGGCCACGCGCACCTTCGCCGACGTGGTTCGCCAGTTCAGCCGCGAGAACCGGCGCGAGGCCGTGCGCGCCGGTCTCATCCTCGACGCGGCGCTGCACACGCTGCACCAGCAGGCGCGCTACGTCGGGGCTCTGAGCGGCCCGGAATGGACGCGCTGGCTGTCGGACCGGGCGCTGACCTTCTCGGGCCTCTCGCCCTTCACGCAAGCCGGCAAGCATGCGTTCGGCCTCGAGGTGCAGGGCTTCCTCGCCGATCAGGTCGCGCATCCCTGGACCGACCTGCCGGCGCCGGTGCGCCGGATGCTCGACCGGCACGGCTTCACGGCCGACGACTGGGATGCGATGCGCGCCATGCCGCTCTACACGCGCGAGGGCGGGGCGCCGCTCTTGCGCCCGGCCGAGATGGCCGCCGCCGGCCGGCGCGACCTCGCCGAGCGGTACATCGCCATGATCTTGCGCGAGACGACCTACGCCATCCCCGAAACGACCGTCGGCTCGCAGTCGCTGGCGACCGGATCGACCCGGCCTGGCACGCTCCTCGGCGAGCTCGCCCGCTCAGGCATGCAGTTCAAGAGCTTCCCCGTCACGTTCGCCATGCTTCATGGCGGGCGCGTCTTCCGCGAGATCGCCAGCGGCTCCATCGCGCGCGGCGCGGTTTACGCCGGGGGACTGCTCATCACGCTGACGCTGTTCGGAGCTCTATCGCTGCAGCTCAAGGAGATCATTGGCGGCCGCGACCCGCGCAAGATGACGCCCATGGACAAGGAGGGGCGCGATTTCTGGGGCGCAGCGCTGCTGCAGGGCGGCGGCGCCGGCATCTATGGCGACTTCCTGTTTTCCGATGTGAACCGGTTCGGCGGCGGCCTCGCGCGCACAGTGGCGGGGCCGATTTGGGACACGGCCGACGATCTCAGAAAGCTGACGATCGGCAACGTGTTCGAGTTCGCGCAGGGCAAGGAGAAGACGAACTCCGGCCGCGAGCTCGTCAACTTCCTGCGCAGCCACACGCCGGGCGGGACGACTTGGTATCTGCAGCTCGCCTACGAGCGCGTGGTGCTCGACCAGCTGCAGCATCTCATGGACCCGGATGCGCGTGCTGCCTTCCGCCGGCGGATGGACACGAGGCGGCGCGACTTCGGTCAGGACTTCTGGTGGCGGCCGGGTGAGACGGCGCCGCGGCGCGGGCCGGCTTTGGCGAGATAGCGCTCAGTTGCAGTAGACGGTTCTGCCGATCCGCGAGCACGTGACGCCATTGCTGAAGTAGGTGGTGTTGCCGATGCGGTTGGCTGTGGTCCCGTCGCTGTAGTACGTGGTGCCGCCTATGCGCGAGGCCGTCGTGCCATCGCTGAAGTAGGTGGTGCCGCCGATCTGGCTTGAGGTGACCCCGTCGCTCCAGTAGGTCGTGCCGCCGATCCGGCTCGCCGACAGGCCATTGTCGCAGTAGACGGAGCTCCCGATTGTGGTGCAGGTTTGGGCCGAAGCGACGCCGGCCGAAATCGCGAGCGCGAGGAGCGTGGTGAGCAGCAGGCGCATGAGATCCCCCTTTCCCGTTTGAATCAGCAAAGTCTGGCTCAATCAGGCCGCGAGCGCAATTGCGGCGTTCGCGGATGAAATGCTGCGGGCCGGAGGCGACCGGCGAGGCGGCCGAGGGCGTAGGCGGCACCGGCGAGCACCAAGTGTGCCGCCAGGATGGCCGCCGAGTGCCTCACCCAGGCGTGAGCAACGCCGACCTTCACCCACCACGAATAGGCAACCGCCACGTTCAGAGCGCTGGCGATAATCGCCGCCGCCGGGAAAGCCCACCAGGGCCACCGTATCCAGCCCGCTGCTGCCGTCACGAGCATCAGGAGCCAGGCGAGCGGATCTCCGAGCTTGCCGACGGTTGAGCCAGCCAGCCACACGACGAGCACGAGCAACCCATCCACTGCGATCCTCCCCCGAAAAATCACGAAATGGTCATCAGTGTTGCGCCAAAGTTGCTGGGATCTATGGTATTTATTAAGAACTGCTCCAGTATTGCGTGAGCGGACCGACCGAGTGTTGCAGCACCCGGCCGGCCCTTGATCGTCCACCTGACACGACCAGGAGAACGACCCATGCCTAATCTACAGGCCAGCCGCGTGCTGGCAATCGTCGCCGCATTCGTGTTTACGGGCGGCGCGCTCGCCATCCTCCTCGACGATGCGATCACGAACTGGCACTGGCGCCTTGACCATATGCTCGCCGTGCTGATCGTCGCCGGCACCATCGCCACCGGACACCTCGACGTCGAGGCCCTGACGCGCCGGCGTGTCTTCGCCGTCTTGGGCTTTGCCGTCCTCTTCGTGGCCGGCACGGCGCTCATCGTCTACAACTCCGTGGGCCGCCAGTCGGCACAGGCCGAGGCGCAGCGGCTCGCCATCGAGGACCGCAACGCCCGGCGCGCCGCGGTGCGCGAGAAGAAGGAAACCGCCGAGGCCGAGCTCGATCAGCTGCGCGAGAAAATGGCGGCCGAGTGCGCGACGGGCAGAGGCCCGCGCTGCGAGGGCCTCAAGGCTTCCGTGGCCGTCTACGAGGCGGCCGTCGCCGGCTACAAGGCGGAGATCGACGAGCTGGGGCCGCCGGAGCCGGTGGCCGTCAAGGCCGACAAGACGGCGACGCTGCTGTCGCTGCTGTTCGGCCTCGACCAGGCTCGCGTGAAGGCGGCGCTCATCCTGCTCGAGCCGTTCGCGCTTGCCCTGTTCTTCGAGCTGGGATCGGCCGTGTCCTGGGGCTACGTCTTCGGACACCGTCGCAGCGCGGCCGCGCAAGTTGCCGCTGTTTCCGCAGTTTCCGGCCCTGGAAACAATCGGACGACGGACAGTGTGCTCGAGGACCACGAGATCGAGGCGCTGCGCCGTGCCTTTTATGCTGGCGATGGACGGCCGCTCACCAACGACGAGCTCGCCCGCCGCATGGGCGTGGCAAAGAGCGAGGCCTCCAAGCGCGTCGCGAAGGCCATCGATCTCGGGCTCGTCACCAAGCGGCGGACGGGCCGCAACGTGGCGATCATGCTCCATTGAAAACTGCGGAAACTCCCGACACCACCGGAAACCCCGGCAACCGCCGGGGTTTTTGCTGCCCGGTTAACAGCACTGCGGTGGCGCTAGGCTCGGGCGCGATCAGCTGTCGAGCTAGGCGCGCGATGACGGTTCCTGTTTCCGACCGCAAGTCCGGCCCCTACACCGCCACCGGCGGGCAGAAGGTGTTCAACGTGACCTTCCCGATCGCGGCGGCGGACCAGCTTGCCGTGTACCGCTGGCGGGAGGGCACGGTGACGCAGCTCGAGCTCAACGTCGACTACACCGTGCAGGGCGTCGGCCAGGCTGCCGGCACCATTACGCTAGCCCAGGGGGCCGATGAGGGCGACATCATCGCCATCGACGGCGAGAGCCGGTTCGAGCGCAGCGTCTCCTTTCCGGGGTGGCGCTCGATCCCGCCCGGCGCCATCGAGCAGGCGCTCGACGATCTCCAGCGGCAGCTGCAGGAGCTTCGCCGCGAGATCTCGCGCGCGGTGCGGCAGCATCCGGTCGACGGCACGGAGCTTGAGCGGCTCGATTTCGGGCGCAATCCGGACAGCGTTGTCGGGATCAATGAGGCGGGCAAGCTGGAGCTGCTGCCGGCGTCGTATTTCCGCTCGACGGTGCCAGGTCCGCCTGGTGAGCCTGGCCCACCTGGTGAGCCTGGCCCACCTGGGGCTGGGCTTGCCGTCAAAGGAACGCTCGACGATCCCAGCGAGCTACCGCCCACGGCAGAGACCGGTGATGGCTACGTCATAGACGGCGAACTTTGGGTGTGGAACGGCGCCGAGTGGAAGAACGTGGGTCCCATCCAGGGTCCACCTGGAGAACCTGGTCCCCCTGGAGAACCTGGACCTGGGCCTGATGTGAACATCGTGGCGCTG